AAGGCGCCAGCGAATTTGAAAGCGTTTGGTAGCAATACGATTAAAGAAATTTCTAAGAAGTCTCATATACCTATTAAATTAGTTGATGAGGCTGCGTTGAGATTTGCTGTTGATGTATTGGCTACTAAGTTGCCGAGATCGTTTTCAAAGTTGTCAGAAGAAGAAGTTGTTAATGGACGAAGGGGTGAATTCCCTGGAATTGATAAACAGACTTCTAGTGGTTTCCGCTTTCCTGGAGAGAAAGTTGATTGGATTGATTATGAGAAAGGTCAATTTAGAGAGAAGTTACGAGAGAGAATAGATGAGTTAAAGAGAAGCGTAGAAGAAGATAGATTTAGATTCGATCAATATCATGTAGAAACTCTGAAAACAGAGTTACGATTGTTAGAGAAAGTTGATAAACCTAGAAGCTTTAAAGTTGTCCCTTTAGATTTGTTTTGTGTACAAAAAGAGATGTTTGGAGATTTGTTATATAAAAGTCATAAGAATAAGTTTAAGACGGGTGTAATGATAGGAGTTAACCCCTTCAAGGAATGGCCGGAACTCACTAAAAGAGTTACTCAATTCGGAGATAACACTTTTGATGGTGATTACCGTGGCTATGATGGAGGAATGTTGGCTCAGTTTCAGCAAGCCCTAAATGAACTGATTTGCAGCAGAGCGGATAAGACGTTTACGTCATTGGACTTATTAGTAATGAAACAAGTATTATCTATTTTGCTTTATACACCTACCATAACTAAGAATGAAACCTACTTAACTACGCACTCGTTACCATCGGGTACGTTTTTAACAGCAGATTATAATTCATGGATTGGTCAGGGATATGGAGCTTATGTGTTTTACAGACTACATTGCAAAAAGTTCGGTTATCCACCAACTGTTGATTTTTATTTAACAAATGTTTACGATGCCGTGTATGGAGATGATAAACTTACAGGTGTTTCAGATCGTGTTAAGGACTGGTTCAACGGTCCCGCGTATGAAACTATTTGTGAGGAGATTGGTCTCCAATTTACACCGGCAGATAAAGGAGAATGGTTATATAAGACTCGATCAATTTTTGAGTGTACATTTTTGAAAAGAGGTTTCGTTTTACATCCAGAATTGTGTCAGATAGTAGCTCCTTTGGATCTAGTGTCTATCACTAGTAGTTTGAACTATGTTAAAGATGAATTTCGGAACACCGAATTAACTTTAGCTAAACTCAATAATTTTCAAAGAGAAGCTTTCTTACATCATTTGGATTACGATAAACTAATCGATCATGTTACTCGTTTTGCGGAAGAGGCAAATATTAACTTTTTTCCTTTAACAAAGGATTATTTAGTTAGGTTATATCAATCTGACGAATATAGTTCTTTGCTAGAAAATCATTAGATTTTCTACTTATTTATTTATTTATTTATTTATTTATTTGTTTTGAGGCGCAATACGTTCTAAGATAATGAAGCTATGGAAAGGCTTTGTGTCGCGATGACGTCTCATATTATAGGTTTTAATGTTCCTGGAGCAGCCCTCCTTAATACGATTATTCCCATTTCTCGTTCGTTAGCTTGCCACGAGATCTTACTAAAGCTGCCAGTTCTTATACAGATACCCAACCAAAAGAAGATTCAAACCAAAATCCTACTACCAAATCAGTAATCAACGATCATGGTATTAATATCATAACTCGTCCTGTGACTTCAGTGTCTAAGCGCGATATGTATAAACAAGATAACACTTCCAATAATGTTATTCAAGAGAAACCTTGGACTCTATCAGCAATGGTAGAAAGGCCCTCTTATAATACATCTCTAGCTTGGACAACCGGTCAAGGTTCTGGTACAATTTTAGGAAAATGGCGTATACCTTCTGACTTACTTGTTACTAACATCAATTCAGTTCCGTTCCAATCCTTTAAGTATTGGCGAGGAGATGTTGAACTTCATTTTCAAGTTACAGCAACTCCTCTACATCAAGGTATGGCAGTGGCTGTTTACGTACCACTAGTAGATGACGAAACTGCTTTGACGAACATCGTTAACAATTTCGCATCTTTGACTGTTAACCAATGCGCATATTTATATGCCAATGTTAATACTTCTAGTGTTATGACCAT